CGCTGAACGATGACAGACCCGCAGGCGACGAGCCCCCCGAGCGAAGCGAGGGGACGAACCCCCCGAGCGGAGCGAGGGGACGAGCCCCAAGAGCAAACAGCCGACCAAGACAACAGCGAGGCCAGCGGGAGACGCGCGGAGCGCAGGCCAGCGGGCGCAACCCCGCCGACCGCGGCGAGCACCGCGCGAGAGGCCAGCGAGCGCGCCGAACGTCCCCACACCACAGCACAAGAATTGCGGAGCACAACCCCCCCCGCCGACGCCCAACGTGGCGGCGCCCCTGCACAACACAGACAAGGGCAGCTCGGCGGGCGAGGGCGAGTGGAAAACCCCAAGAGAGGCGCACCCGCCCCGCGGGCGCCGAGCGAAGCGAGTGCAGCAGCGCGGGCGGCAACCCCCCGCGGCCGAGCCCAGGCGGAGCGGAGCCTGCGGAGCGACGCTTTGGGTGGGGAGCGAGGACGAGGAGCGGAGCTTGCGGAGCGACGAACGACGAGCGGGGTGGGGCTACGTCCAGACAGCGATAACGACGGCATCCGAGAAGTTGCTCGGGTCTATAAAGAGGACAGACACGTTGCGGTCGACAACCATTTCGGCGCTGGGTATCGCCCTCGATGTGGGGATGTTGTCAAGATAAACGCTGAGGCTTCCTATGATTTGCACAGAGGCAAGGTATGTACCTGCGACAAACGCTTTCAAGACACCTTTCTTGATCATGGCTAAACAGCTCCTAGTCCGATTTTAAGAATGTACTGGCCTTTGGTAGGGTTGTAGACATGGCTGAGACTCAAGACCCGTCTCTTGGCAACCGTGAGGCCAGCTACGGCATCGGTGAGGTCTACCACGTCGTACAGTTCTTGGCCGCAGTTCAGGGGTACGAGGACAATGCCGCCGAGTGCGTGGATGGCCGACTCCCGGAGCTCGGCAGCTCCTCTCTCGTGCGCCCGGGTGGTGGTGGCAAGGTTCAGGTCCTTAACCTGGGTAAGCAGGTCTGTTATAAGGTCTATCTCTCCCCAGTCAAAGTCCTCAGTGAAGACGCTGGAACCGAATACCTGAACCCGGTTGCTCTCTTTGCTGCGGGTGACATACCTGCCCTCGAGGATGGGGTGCGTCGTGCCGTAGGTGTAGGCGCTGGCGTCTGCTGCCAGCGGGTTGACGACGTAGGCAGTATTGCCACGAAAGAAAAGGACATCAGGGACAAAGGACAATAATCTCTGGATAACCGTCTTCCCGCTTTCCCCTGGGTTGATAGTGAACGCTGGATATAGATTGACGATGGCGCTGCTGGTGCTGAACGATGAGAACTCAAGGCCTGCCCGGGCGTGTAGCCAGTTAAGAAGCTGAAAGACATTCTTAGCCCCTGCTGCCGATGTGTATTGCCTCTTTGCTTTCCAGCGTTCAAGCATAGCCCAGCCGTCCGAAGCCCTGAGCACAAAGACCGACTTGGCGCCAAGGGAAATGTACTCCCAGCCTGTCACCCAGTAGGCTTGCCCTGCTGATACCTCGATGCCTGCGGTCGTGCGATAGCCCGGAGAAAACAGAATCTCCGACCCGAGCTTAAGGGCTGCGTATGTCCCTGTTCCGAGGGTGTTGTATCGTCCGTCGTCGTTGCGGAGCGATAGCGACAGCTCGCCCGAGGCCTCGCCGAGGGCGGTCGTAAGCAGCAGAACGTCGGCCGTCAGGTCGACGGATGCAGGCGTGAGCGGAGCGCGCCACACGGCGTCCGGGCGTGTGAGCCAGACGTAGGTACTCGAATGACACAGCGCCAGTCCGTAGGTAGACGTGAGATTGAAGGGGACTGGTTCACGCCAGAGATTCGAGACAAAATCAGCGGTGGCTAGTGAGTGAGTCCAGCATGGGCGGGCGTAGGCTTCCGAGCCCGAGTAAGCTTCTACAAAGAATGACCGGAAGACATCAGGGAAATCGAGGCATGGGCAAGCGAAGCTGACGCCCGAAGCTGATTCTGCTCGAGTGAGCTCGGCGAGTGCTGACCACTCGCCGACCCCTGCAGAGTAGCCGTCGCCGTAGACGCAGGTCCAGACAAAGGGTTTTAGGGTGGTTGGTTCCGTACCACAGACGACGACATTCCAGTCGCCTTGGTAGCGGACAGCAAGGCCAGTTATAGAGGCTACGGAGTTCGTCCACGCCGCTGCCGCTTCCCATGTTCCGGCTGAAAGACGGCGTCGGTAGACGGCGTTGGCCTCGGAGTACAGCACGATGGCAAGGGTGGCACTCTTACAGCAGCAGGCGAGGCGGGTCGACGATGTGCCTGTGATTGCTCCCATGTCTACCCATGCGCCCCACGTTGCGCCCGAGTCGGCGCTGTCAGCTCGGTAGAGCTTGCCATCGAGCCCGACCCTGAAGGCGAAGACGGCGGCGCCGTAGGCGCAGACAGCGACGGCGTAGGCGGTGACTCCCCAGCTCGCCCATGTGGCATAGTCCGAGCCTGCGCCCGGGCTGGCCACCCGCTGCCGATAGAGGTTAGTCGCATCGATGCGAAGCCTGATCAGCGAGCCGTCTGCGGGCATGGCTGCGGCGTGGAATGCGTCGGCCTCGGCGCCGGTGTAGAACCTCGTCCAGTTGAGACGTGTGAGTCCTGCCACACGGTCTAGCGCCTCAACCTTGGGGTAGGGTAGGGAGGCGGGGGTCTTCTGCGCTGCCGTGAGGGTGCCTGAAAGCGTCCTCAAGTGAGGACTCCTGTACCAAGTAAGACGCCGATATATCCGACCATGAAGCTCTTAATGTCGATGAAGGCGTGGTCGTGGATTCGCCAGTCCTCGGTGATTTCATAGGCAAGAAAGAGTACGACAATCAGCACGGCGCCTTCTCCTCCGAGATAGGCTGCGGCTGCTCCCAGCGGCGTGTGCAGGCCTGCACGATAAAGTGTCTTCTTTGTCAGACCGGCAACGGCCTTCTTATTGATTTTCAGCTTCATTTTTTCATCCTCCGGGACAAGGGACTTACGGGCCCATGACTTTAGACTGAGAGACAGGTGTTTCGTACGGCACATAAAGCTGACGCACTCTAACTCTGTTCTGCTGCCCGAGTCTCTTAAGCTCCTCGATGAAACGGTTCAGCCTTTCGGCGGCGTCCTGGCGGAAAGCTCGAGGGGTGTCTTTGCCCCCAAGGTTGACTCGGTTGGTTGTGTAGGCGGCAAACTCAAGAAGGGCAAAGGCGGCTGCGCCCCGGGCAACTAGAGTGTCATACTGGACTGGGATGGTGGAGGTTGCCCCCATCGAATGTACGATGCCGTGGTAGACCTTGGCGTTGCTTCCGTCCGGGACTGCGTCCGAGTAGATGGTGAGTATATCTTTCCAAATACTGAAACGCTGGTAGGAGGGGGGAAAGTTTCCTACCTTATACTCTACGGCCTCTACCATGACTCGGGTAGTTAGGGCGGCTATGCTAATGTCCCGACTACTAGGGGTGGTGGCAATGGTGGCTACATCCTCGAGGGGTAGTGCTTGGGAGAAACGAGCGACTGCGTGGTTAATGTGTCTGGTAAGCACGGCGTCCGTCCAGCGATAGTTGGCGGGGTCCTCGTCGTGCAGGTCTTGGCGAACGGCTGCAATCATGGCTGTTAGTGTCATAGCTTCCTCCAGTTTTGGGGGGCTTGGGGGGGGAGTGGTAAAGGAGTGAAAGGACTCCCCCCCTTCTGCCTCCCTTTCTTTTATCCTTCACCCTCGGATGGCAGGTTCGAGGGTGGGGACTTCTAGGCTCGGCATCCGTTGAGCTGGGCAAGGCTCAGGGTACAGAACGAGGCGATGGAGCAATACCACTTTATCCTCGTCCGGGTGGCATCCTTAAGCTCAAGGGTGCCGACCTTCTCGACTTCCATCAGCCCCGGTGCCGACAGGCCGCAGACTGCGCCTTCTCCGAGCTTCATGGCATGGATGACGGAGCAGTCAGTGCTCGTGCCTTGGGTTTCGGTAATGGAAATCCAGTCGTTGACGTAGATGGGTACGTCGCCGTAGAACTCGACCTGCTCTCCGAGTTTGCCCTGTCCGATGGTGAGGTTAGTCCCTGCGGCACGCGCAAGAACCTTAATCTGGCGCCTCGAACGCCTGCTCATCAAAAGCAGGTCGGGTTTACCTGGCCTGATGAGGTCGATCATCTCGTCAAGTTTGGCTAGAGTAAGCGCTCCGCCGTCTGCGCCTAACGAGACTTTCTGACCAGTGGCGCACAGGTAGGCAATTCCGTTGAAGGAATTGGCGTCGCCTGACACAAGGCCGTTGACGAAAGTGTCCTCGAACTTGTTGGCGCAGGCCTGCGCCTTGAGGGTTATCACGGCGGCCTCTACGTCTTGGATGTTGCTGCGGGTCTTCTTGATGTAATTGCTCACATCAGCGTCCCCGCCTAGGATGGCAAGGGTGGCCGTCAGTTGGGTGAAGGTGGGGTCGGTCGCTGCCCAGTCGTC